TAGTTCAGGTTCAGAAGTAGGAAATGGTGCTTTAGCTAGTGGATCTATAGATAATATCCGATATGAAATAGCAACATCAAACCCATCAGCTGGAACTTTTAGCTTACTTGTTCGTAGAGGTAATGACACTCACAGAAATAAATCTATTTTAGAAACTTGGGGTAACTTATCGTTAGACCCAAAAGCTCCTAATTATATTGAAAAAGTAATTGGTAATACTAGCTATGCAGTAGTAGTAGATGGTACAGATTCTTATGTACAATCATCAGGAGAATATACTAATAAAAGTAAATATATAAGAGTAAAATCAGTAACAGCAAAAACACCAGATTATTTTAATAATGCTGGTACCGCAAAAACAGAATTTACTGCTAGTTTACCACAAGTAGGATCAGGTTCTTTTAGTGGAGCTACTGGAGATTTATTTGGTGCTGGTGCTAAATTCTATGATAAAATTACTTCAAGTGATATTCAAGGATTAGCTGCTACCGATTATAATGCCTCAATCTCTTTACTAAGCAATAAAGATGATTATAAATTTAACTTACTAACAGCCCCAGGATTAAATCATTCTGACCATGCAACACAAATAACATCATTAGTTACTGTTGCAGAAGGTCGCCAAGATTGTATAGCAGTTGTAGATTTAGATGGATACGGAACACAAATAGCAACTATGGTAAGTAATGCTGCAGCCTTTGATAGCTCATATGCTGCCACTTATTGGCCGTGGTTACAAACAATTGATCCAAATACTGGACAAGTTGTCTGGGTACCAGCTTCTACTATGATTCCTGGAGTATATGCATTCACAGATGCTTCAAGTGACGCATGGTTCGCACCTGCAGGTTTAACAAGAGGTGCTCTTGGTAATGTAACTAAAGCAGAAAGAAAATTAACTACTACAAATAGAGATTCATTATACGAAGCTAATATTAACCCAATTGCTACATTCCCAGGAAGTGGAGTTGTAGTATTTGGACAAAAGACACTACAGAAACGAGCTAGCGCATTAGATCGTGTAAATGTACGTAGATTATTAATTGCCTTAAAAGGGTATATATCGCAGGTGTCTGATAATTTAGTATTTGAACAAAACACAATTGCTACAAGAAATACATTTTTAGCACAAGTGAACCCATACTTAGAATCAGTACAACAAAGACAAGGATTGTACGCATTTAAAGTAGTAATGGATGATACTAATAATACCCCAGATGTAATTGATAGAAATCAACTAGTAGGACAAATTTATTTACAACCAACTAGAACAGCAGAATTTATTATGCTAGATTTCAATGTATTACCAACAGGAGCAGTATTTCCTGAATAAAAACAAAAAAATAGAATATTTATAATAAAATAAAAACATAAAATGGCAGTATTAGATCCTAACGAAATATTTTATACGGCATTTGAGCCGAAACAAAAGAACAGATTCATCATGTATATTGATGGTTTCCCTTCATACCTTATGAAAGGTGTAGGAGCTGTAACTGTATCACAAGGAACAGTACCTTTAAATCACATTAACGTTCAACGTTTTGTGAAAGGTAAAACAACTTGGGGTACTATTCAATTTACATTATTTGATCCAATCACTCCATCTGGTGCACAATCAGTAATGGAATGGGTTAGATTACATCACGAATCAGTAACAGGTAGAGATGGGTATAGTGATTTCTATAAAAAAGATTTAACTATTAACGTATTAGGACCTGTAGGTGATATCGTATCTGAATGGATTATCAAGGGAGCATTAATTACAGAAGCTTCATTTGGAGATTACAATTGGGATACTGAAAATGCTGCTCAAGAACTTACAATGACAGTACAACCTGATTATTGTGTATTAAATTTCTAATTTTTCATTTTACATTATATTGTTTAAAATAGCTTGGCTTTGGCCGAGCTTTTTTTTATATTAATATGTATCAACGATAAAAACGTTTTAATTAAATAAAGATTATGAGTAAATTTAAATTTCCAACAGAAGAAGTAGAATTACCATCTAAAGGGTTACTTTACCCCAAGGATTCTCCATTATCAAGTGGTAAACTTGAATTAAAATATATGACCGCTAAGGAAGAAGATATTTTAACTAATCAATCATTTATTCAAAAAGGAACAGTATTAGATAAATTGCTACAATCCCTAATTATAAATAAAGACATAAAAACCGATGATTTATTTGTAGGTGACAAAAATGCTTTATTTGTGGCCGCCCGTATTTTAGGATATGGTAAAGATTATAAGGTTACGATTGCTGGAAAGGAAGAAAATATTGATTTAACTCAATTAGAACCCAAAAAAGTGGATTTAACCATTTTTGAAAGTGGTAATAATAAATTTATTTACAAATTAGAAAACACAGGTACTGTTTTAGAATTTAAATTAATGAATGGTCACGATGAAAAACAAATCGAAAGAGAATTAGCAGGTTTAAAGAAAATCTCTCCAAATAACTCATCAGAACTTACTACGAGACTAAAACATATGATTTTATCAGTTGATGGTAATGAAGAAAAAAAGGATATTAGAGATTTTGTAGACAATTATTTTTTAGCAAGAGATGCTAGATCTTTTAGAGAATATGTTAGAAGTATCCAACCTGATATTGATATGACTGTATTACTTGACAGCGGAGAGGAGGCCGTAGTCCCTATTGGACTAAACTTTTTTTGGCCTGACGCCTAATATAGCCCCAGAATTTAGAAAAATTTTATTCCAATCTATTCATAGTATAGTATTTCACGGTAAAGGTGGTTATGATTGGTATACTATATATAATATGCCCATATGGTTACGTAAATTTACCCTTTCTCAAATGAATGATTATTTTTCCGAAGAGAAAGAACAATATGAAAATACCCAAAGTGGGGGTAAAGGAAAGAAAACCCTGATATCTCCTGATGGTAAAATAAATACCCCGGAATTTTTATCCACCTCTAAAACATATAAGGGTAAAACAAGTTATAAGTAATTATATTTATAATAAAATACCCTTATGGCTTTAGATCCTAAAAAAGAAATAAAATTAATACAACAGCTTAATGCTGAAATTGATGCCTTATATAAAAAATTAGGTCGCCAAGATACTCCTCCAATATTTGATGATAAGAAAGTAGGAGCGGCTAGAAGAGAAATAAAAAAACTTAATGAAGACTTAAATGAAGTAAATAGTAGTTTAGGTTTTATCTCAAAATCCTTTAGAGATAGTATATCTGAGTTATCTAAACAAAATACTGAGTTAGGGTATACTAAAAAAGCATTAAGAAATATTGAATCAACTGCTCGTAGCATAGCTTATGAAAATGAAAAGGGGTTATTAATAGAGGAAAAAACTTTAGACAAATTAGAAAAAAAAGCTAAATTAGAATTTGAAAGCTTAAGAATTGCAAAAGATAGTGGTAAACTAGATATAGCAACTCAAAATGAGATTAATGCAATATTTGAAAAAAGAGAAGGACAATTTGATCAATTTGCAAAAACCATGGGGAAAATCCGTAACCAAACTAAAATGGTTAAGGATGACTTTGGAGTTAAAACCTTCTCATTTTTTGATGATTTAACCTCTAAAATCCCAGGCCTATCAGCATTATCCGAACCCTTTAAGGCTGCTAGGATAGAAGCAGAAAAAACGGGTAAAGCTAATGTAGAATTATTTGGATCTGCAAAACCATTAGAAAAACAACAACGTGCAGCTTTAGAAGAGGCAGCTAAAACCGGCAAGGGTCTTACAGCTGATAAGTTAAAACAACTAAAACTAGATAAAATGCTAGTTGATAGTGGTGGTAAACAATTAAAAGGTAAAGCTGCATCCAATGCTGCTAAGAAAATGTTGGGAGGAGCAAATACCTCCATAGGTAAAAGTGCAATATCCCCTCTAAAAGCTGGTTTAAAATCTATAGGACCCGCTATAAGTGGTATGCTAAAAAAAGCATTAGGCCCCGTTGCAATATTGATGGAACTTTTCGAAGCTATGAAGGGTGTTGATGCCGCGGCCTCAAAAATGGCTAAAGAGTTTGGGATGACCTATAAAGAGGCACTAGGTATAAATAAAGAATTTACTCAAATAGCATCATCATCGGGGAATATTTTTGTTACTACTAAGGGTATTAGAGAAACATTTTCTGCTATTAATAGTGCTTTAGGAACTAACTCAATGTTAAGTGATGAAATGGCAGTGTCATTTACTAAACTTAGAACAATGTCAGGTTTTACTAATGAAGAACTTCAAGGTATTGCCAACTTACAATTGGGTACTAGTAAAACTACAGATGAAATCACAGGTCAGTTTTTAGCACAAGCTAAAGTATCTGCAACTCAAAATGGTGTGTTGCTTAATGAACAAAAACTATTAAAAGATATAGGTAAAGTTTCCGCTGCAACAACATTATCATTTGGAAAACAACCTGGATTAATAGCAGATGCTGTAGCTACATCTAAGTCCTTAGGTATGGAATTATCTAAAGTAGATGATATTGCAAATAGTTTACTTGATTTTGAATCCTCTATTTCTAACGAACTCCAAGCTGAATTATTACTTGGTAAAGATATTAATTTAGAAAAAGCAAGAACCGCTGCTTTAAATAATGATCTAGCTACAGTAGCAAAAGAAATAGCAGATCAAATAGGAACATCAGCCGAATTTGCTGAAATGAATAGAATCCAACAGGATGCGATAGCAAAATCTGTAGGTATGAGTAGAGAAGATTTAGCATCAACTTTACTAATGCAAGACAAGCTAACAGGATTAACCGCTAAAGACGCAGCAGCAGCCCAGAAAAAATTTGATACTTTAAAAGGTCAAGTAGGGGAAGCAGAAGCTATGAGAATACTTGAAGAACAGGGAGTTGAAGGGTTAGAAAATCAAGTAGGGGTCCAAGATAAATTTAATGCCACTATTGAAAAACTAAAAGAAGTATTTGTAACAGTAGCTAATGCTATAATGCCTATAGTAGATATAATAGCAAATGTTTTTGGTTTAGTAGGAAGTATTATGTCCTTTTTAGACCCTATGATACAAACCGTATTAGTGGGGGTGGCCGCAGTTCAAGACCTACTTTCGGGAATTGGGTGGTTATTTGGGGCTGAGTTTGGAGATAGTGCTATTAAAGCACAAATTCAAACCGCGGAATCATCAGCTCAAGCTAATTACGGGGTTAGTGGTGATGCTTTTGGAGATGACCTTTCGATTCGTAACCGCGATAATGATTCTATAAAAATGGCTACAGGGGGGGTTGTAAATGGTCCTACTAGAGCTATCATAGGAGAAGCAGGACCAGAAGCAGTAATACCTTTATCAGGAAATTCTCCATCACTTAAAGTTGATAATAGTAGAATGGAAAGCCTATTATCTAAATTAGTTACTCAAAATGATAAAAAACAAGAAATATCACCAGTTGGTTTATATGAAATTGCTTAATTCAATATTTATAACAAAATAAAATTATGGGAATATTAGACAAATTACAATCTGCAGGTTCAGTATATTCAAGAGATAATGGAGCAACTCCAGTAACTCCAAGATTTGCTGATTCTACTTTACACAAAGAATACTCTAT